GAATAACCACCATTACCATGATAAACAATTTCATGGATTTGAGAGAATACTCCTAATCTATGCTCCGGTGTTAGGCCAAAAAAAGTTAATCCCAATTGGGATATCTACACCCTCCTGTGTGTACCCATCCTTATCAACCGTAATAACTGTGTTTATGTCTGGTGTTATTTTTGAGTAATACTCGCGTAATGAGCGTGAATCTTGAGCGGTCAGAGCGGTATCGACGAACTCACGGATATCTTTAGTTTCGCGCATTCCCTCCACAGATGTTATCATATGCTTTAGGCGAGTTGTTACATCGAATGATTCGTTTGGATATAATTTCTTTAATCCTTTTAATTCCTGATCGATTTTTCTTTCATCACCATGTGTTAGTATTTTAAATGTTACTAAGTTTTTTGATTGTGGTAGAGTAAATGAAAATTCGTTTAGACCTGGAGTAATTAAAGATTCATCAATATTTTTTTCACTTAATGTTGTTAAATCAACTGTATAATCATCTAATTGTTTTGTTGATGAATTATAGAATTGAATTTGATATTCTTTACCATATCCTAAAATACGAGCAGCAAACAACAATGCGTTTTTATCTCCAACTAATAATGTATTAAAATCAATTGGTGATACGATTAATGCTTGTAGTAATTTATCAATTACAGTTCCATTTTGGATATAATTTGAATTTGTTAATATATCTTCATGCTTTGCAGACATATATGACATTTCAATTTCACCAGATGATAATGGATTATCTTTTGGATATAATAAGCCTTTAGACGGTAAGGTGATTGTTTCGGTTGGTAATTTAAATTTGGATTCCATATAACAGTTTTATTGTGCGTATATAAATATATAAAACAAAAAACCCCTCGACAATATGACGAAGGGTTTTTAAATATTCACAATCTAATTTTTAATAATTCAATACGCAATAATCCATAGCGATTTCTAGATCAATTGATACGGCAGCTTCATTTGACCAATCATATGCTCCAAAGTTAGCAGTTTTAGCGTAAGCACCCTTAATAATCCATTCTGATACTACATCACCAACTGGTCCTAATACATTTAGAACTAAGTCTTTCTTGTAGAAATCTGAATATCCATCACGTCCAGTTACTGATTCGTGAGCTAAACGAGCCCATTCCATGATTGATTGTGCACCTGAAGGTGTTACTGGATCGTATAATGTCATAGACATATTATTCCATCTTACTTTACCTTTAACTTTACGGTAAGTGTTGATATGATCTAATATGATTTCGCCAGCATCAAATGATGGAGACGCTACTGATTTTACTAAATATGATGGGATACCATCTATATACATTATGAAACGATTTTGAACTTTTGGTTCAAAAGCGGTGAACATAATTTCTGAAGGATCTAATACTGCCATTTGTTATATATTGTTTATTATAAATATCAATTATTTAAATTTTTTATTATGCTGGGAAAGCAGCTCCAGTTGGCTGAAGTGTGAAATCCAATATAATAAATTCAGCAGTTTTAGTAGGTTGAACATAAATTTGACCAACTAATTGGTTTCTGTCGATTACATCTGCTGTATTGTTTGTATCGTCCATTATTACTTTATAAGCATATAATCCTTGTTTTGAAACGATTTGTTCCATGTATGGATTAACTACTGATAAGAAACGATTACGTGTTACTGTTGTATTTTGTTCAAATACTAATTGGCGAGAAACTGAAGAAACAAAGCGTTTCAAGTTAATCAACAAACGACGAACATTTACACGATCTAATGATGTAGCGCGTTTTTGGAATGTTTTCTGTCCAAATGCTACAACACCTTCACCTGGGAATGTTGCTAATGGGTTAACGTTTGCTGCATATAAATCATCACGATCATTTGCAGATAAACGTTTTTCTGCTCTTATTACAGATCCGATACCACCACGATTTAAACCTGCTGGAGCGAACCATTCAGCACCTACTGAATCATTGAATGCATATACACCTGCCATCACTACTGATGGTGGACACCATACTGGACGACCTAAGTTAGCGCTTTGAACTTGAACCCATGGCCAATATCCAGCACCGTAATTTGATGTTGAACCAGCTGCTGCTGATATTGCATTTGCTTTAGTATCTCCGTAAGCAACTAGGTCAGCAATTGCGAATGCATCACCTCTATCTTCTACTGTTGTAATTCCATTTCCACTAGAAATATTAGCATCAGCACCTAAGAATAAACCTGGAGTTAGTAATATGTTAAAATCGTATTCGTCTTTATTTGTTAATAAAGTTAATGCTGTTGTGTAATCTACATCAGTAAATCCTTGAGCATTTGTGGATGATGTTGTAATTGCATCAAAAAATGCAGCTCCACCTATACCAGTTGCAGCAATACCTCCAGTAAACGCACCTCCGATTGAACCAGAACCTGTAGCAGGTAATGTTGCAGCATATGAACCCGATTTAAAGAATCCTTCATTATCGAATGAATCAACATTTAATGTAGGAATAGAAGCAACACGAACATATTGAGAACCACCCGCAAACGATCCAGTTAACTGTACATAAGCAGATTCAGAACCTACTGCTGCTACATATACTGATTTTTCATCACCGATTTGACGAGAAATGAAATTAGCTTGTTGAGGATCTAATGATAAGTTAGACCATGTTTCTAATATATTTTTATTTTGGTTTGTATCATCTCCTCTACGAATAACTAAAGTAAATATACCTTTTGTATAATCGGTATTTGTTACTTCCCAACGAATATTGTCTAAAGATCCAGAAACTAAAGCACCTGCTGAAGACATAGAACCTGAATTATTAGCTATGTTACCATAATTTTTAACTTCTAAAGTAAATGAAGCAGAAGCTGCAACGTTTGCTGTAGAACCAGACATATTAACATAAGATTGAGCATATGTGTTATAAGCTGAACCTGAAATAATACGAGTTACTAATAATGATTGTCCTCCACCTGAGAAGTATTCCTTAGCGGCTAATGAAGTTAAATATTCGTAGTATTGGCTTCCTGATTTGAAAGTTTCACCAAATTGTGATTGGTATTCTGAATATGAGGTAACTACTGTAGGAACTAATGGGCGACCTTTTACAGTTGGGCCGACAATTGCTGCTCCAGTTACAACAGGTCCTCTTGAAACTAATGATTGATCACTTTCGCGAGCAAATACATTAGGTGATATAATTTTTTCTGCCATTGCTATTTAATGATTATAATTTGGGTATTTCTACAATAAATATATAGACAGTATATAAAAACGAAAGGCGAACTATGAAAGTTCGCCTGTTTCAAAATTTATATTATTATCTGGATATGTTGATTTAAATTTATCTAATAAATCATTTTCCTTTTGTTGTAGAGTTTTTAAACTAGAATAGAAATTAACTAATTCCGTTTTAACATTATCCAATTGTGATTGGATATTATGTTCTGCTATAGATAATTCTCCAATCTGGTATGTTACTAATTGGAAATCTTTCTGTAGTTGTTGTACTTCTTGTAATTCTTCTTCGGTTATTTTTGTTGCTTTGATCATACTGGCCATTTATTTTCGGGACATGCTTTTTCTACTGGTGAATATACTTTTCCTTTTAGTGGACATCCACATTTTCCACAATAATAGAAATCACCTACATCATTATATTTTCTAAAAGGACACTCATTACATACAGCAATACGCTGATCTGCTTTTTGTTGTTGTTCCTCCGATGGATTAATTGCTGCAATCCATGATTTGGTAATTTCTAAAAACTTATTCATTATTTTACTTCTTCAACTGATGGTTCGTCAATTAAGTATTTAAATACTAGAACATAATTATCTTTTGTTTCGATTTTATCTAAATTAGATAATTGAATTTGAGGCAATTTAATGTCTTTTTCTTGATTTAATAACTCACCATATTCATCATTAAAAGCAATATATGCTGGGTTAATGTCTTTAACTGGTTCTCCATTGTCATCTATTTTTTTAGTTTCAATGACCATTGAAATACCTACATTACCATTTTCATCTTCAGTACCGTGTTTTTTAATTAACTCGTCGCGTAATGAATCAATTACTTTCTTTTCTGTAGCTAATGATTCTACTAATGCGTTTAAATAATACTTAGTTACTACTGGTATTTTTTGATTTAATAATCCTTCGATAATTTTCTCACCTGTTTGATTATTAGTCGCGCCTGCTAATTCAGCTTCTAAATTTAATAATTCGAATAATTTTAATGATTGAGTTTTCATTTTGTAACTTTGTTATTTGTTATAAATATAATTTTCTGCTTTTTTAGTAGTATTTGTTATAGATTTGATAGTACTTAAGACATTTTTATCTACCAAATCTGGATACACATGAATATATTAACTATCAGTTAACATTTTAAGATTATTTTTTACTGAATCAATGTGAATTTGAAGCATTGGTTCATTATGGTGTAAATCTAAAAATAAATTTAAAGATTCATCTATACGTCCTATCCACCACGAACATACAGCTTTTTCAAATTTAAAGCCATATTTACCTGGGTATTCTACATTTGTTTTTAATGAATGTAGGTTAAAATGACATACAGACTCAGCTATTGAAGCTATAGTATATGATTCTTGATACTCTTTATTCCATTCATATAAACGTGAAAGTAAAAAATATGCTTCAGGACGTTTTGGTAAATGAGACATAGCATGTAAATACAATCCTTTAGTATTATATATTCTATCACCTTGTTTTTCAATACACAACCCGGCTTTAATTAATGATTCATATATTAATTCATCATTAGTACTATATTCTGTTACTCGCAGATAATATGTTAAAGCAGATGATGTTTGATTTTGATCAAAATAAAAATTAGCTAAATCAAATACAACTTCATCATTATATGGATCTTCTATAAATTTATTTAGTAAGTGGTTCATATAAGTTCGTTAATAGTATATTTACATCCATTTTCTTTCCACCAATTTGCTATAAAATTTGAAGCATATACGTGATCGGTTTTATGTTCTTCAACCATTGATTTTTGATAAAATGTTGAAGGAGAATTTGTGTCCTCAACTAATAAAGGGATACAATATGTTTTTCCTAAATCATAAACAATATTTTCAACTAGTGGCATTATTTCTTCACGTTTTATCGTTAAATCATATTCGTTTTCTTTTATACAATACTCATTAATGATTTTTTTAGCGTAGTCTCTAGTTATTAAATATGCTGTTGCCGACCAATCATCCCATTGTCTTGGCTGTAATTTGATTTCTGTAAAATCTGGTCTTATACTCATTAACTGAATGCATTCCCAATCAGTAGGTAAATTTTTAATAAGTTCATCCCAAGTAAAATTCCAATATTTAGATGTTTTAAATGTAATGTCATCTTCTAAAAATAATGCATAATCTTCATTTGAATTATTATACCATTCTTTAATTGCTTTTAAATGTGATATAGCACAATTTAATGTTTGATTATCTAATTGATGGATATATTTTCCTTTAACTATATTCTGATTATCCGATTCTTTAGTTGATATTATAAACTCTGGAAGTGGAATATTTAATTGGTTAAATTCTTCAATTAAATTATCTCTTCTGTTTTTATTATCTATATAACTTACACAGTATGTTTTTGGAAAATTTTCAAATTTATTTTTTGGTTTAATTAAATCATAGAAATAATCCATTGGTACTTTTAATAAATAAGCAGCATTATCTTCATACCCAAATGAAATTAATACATCATTATTATAAACACACATTCCGGTACAAAATTCAATAGTACCAGTCATAAAATCAAACTCATCACTTATATTTACTACATTCCAATCTTTATCCCACGTTACTATTCTATGGCGATAAGTAGCTTCTTTATTATTATTTTTATTTCGCCATAGATCTACTTCATGTGTTATTGCTACTTTATAATCACTAATGGTTATTACATGACTTCCACCTCGTATATCGCGTTTAGTAGAATATGGCTGTCCTAAAAATACTTGTGTGCATGTTTTTTCAATCGGATCGACTTTTACAACTTCTGTTGGATTTGTCCATTTAATAAAGTGATAAGGCATGTCTAAAATAGGCATCCAATTTTTCTCACAATATGATGTATCATCATTAATTGGAGCTGGTATTCTGAATCGGCTTATTTCTTCTACTTTATTACTTGATATTTTTAACTCGGATAATTCCATCCTACCTTCACCATTATCTTTTGTATCTCGTCGTACACCACAGATGTATAGTTTATTATCCCACCTAACTAAACGAGCATCTTCTAAACCAATAAATTCCCATATAGGTGTTATATCGTGTTTTGAGGTATCAACTTTATTAAATGAAGTAATTGATAAATTATTATCTAATGAACAAAAATAATTAGTTGTTCTTAATGTAGCATCGTTTTCAGGATTTAGATATGCTAACGGACCGTATCGGTTTTCAAATTTACCTCTAGTGTGGTATAATGTATATTGTACGTGACGTAAATTTAAGATTAATTTACCATTATCATTAAAGATTGATGGGTTCATTAATCCAGTCCCGTTTGTTTTCGATGAATCAATTATAAGAGGTACAATGCTGCCTCCATTTTTTATAACCTGTTTGGCTAAATTTTTCATGTTATTTGTAACTATCTCCTCCTACCCATAAAACTAAACTACGTCTAATTCCTTTAGTGATTGGTGTTATTCTATGCATTAGAAATGAAGGAAATAATATAGCACATCCTTGTTTTCGTTCTATTGTTCTAAATTCACCACCCGTCCATATCTCTAAATCCCCACCTTCATATTCATCGGGATCTGATAATTGTATTGTGCAGCTTACTTTGCGGTGATTAATTGAATCTGGTCCAATATCAATATGCCAATCATAATGTCCTCCACCCTCATAATAAACTGTATATTGGATTGAATCTATTATTGAGTGTAGGTTGAATTTCCATAATGCATTATTTGCTTGTTGAACATATTGGCCTATTTTTTCATATACCCAAAATGATTTATCATCTGAATGCATCCATTTAACTTCTGATTTTCTTATTCCATCATTTTCTCCCATTACAGTTGCTTCTTGAAAGGGGTACAATTCATGTAGGTTATTAATCCACTCTAACTCTTCAGCGTTAAATGCATCGTTAATAATATAATAATTTGTTTGATCAATTGATTGATCTCTTGGAAATACTAATTTATACTCCATATAGGTGTTTAATAATGATTGTAAGCGATATACAAATCCATATTGTATTAAATAAAATTAATGTTGGTAATGATTTTCTCATTGATGCCCAAATCAATGCTGATGATGTTGCTAATGTTAAAAAATGCATATACCATAATTCAATACCAAATATCAATCCGGGAACGATGATAATTGCTTTTGCCATCCATGAGCAAAATTCGATCGTATTATAATCAGTCCAGTATTTTTTATCAAAATACATTTGGTACCGATTTAATATTTTATCATAACCAATAACAAAATATAATAAAGACAGGTAGGTAATAAAAATAATTGGGTAGATCATAGTTTTAGTTTTCCTCAAAAAATACTTGAAGAGTAATACGTGAGGGAGCATCTAAATTAACTGTAGATACTGAATGGGAAATATGGCCTGTTTGGATTATACCTAAATTTCTTTCGGGTTTAATTGCTTTAATTTCACTGCCCGTCTTATACATAAAATACCCACCCCAATCTTGGTCCCAGTAATCATTAAGATATATAGTTAAAGCAGCGTCCGTATGAGTATCATCGTGCCATGGTATATAACTTAACTTAGTCCAAAAATACACCATTAATCTATTAACCTCTAAACCTGTTTTAGTATTTATTTCAGATTTTAATTTATCATATATGGGAGAATCCTCAGATATATCTATTATTATAACTGGGGTACTTTGTCTTACTACATTTTCAGACCAACATAAATTTGTTCTTCCAAAATAGGGTATAGGATTTTTTATTATATCTTCTGCAAATGTCTGTAATTCATCAAATAAATTATTTGATAAAAATTCATCATAGCTGATTATATTTTTTTCCATAATTTATTGTTTAGGTGGGATAATAACCTGAGTTTTAGGTGTTACATATAAAAATTTACTTATTGCATATCTACCAAATCCTGAATATTGGTTGGTGTTTTGGATCATTTTTACTGGTTCTACTGAATGTGTATTATGTGATGGAAATATTATTAATCGGTTATTTTTATATTTGATTTCTGTTCTTTCATCCCCTAAAATTAAATTACCACCCTCAAATGATTGAGGTGATTTATTACACCAGTATACACATGATAATATTGCGTGATCAGTGTGAGGTTTATAATAATCACTATCTTCATAATAACTAATAAATGTGCGATCATATCCCACAAATTTAAAATATCTAAATTCATTAGGTAAATCATCTATAATATCAGCTACTTCTTCACTATATATTTTTTCAAAATTACTTAATATATTTGAAGTTTCTTTTTTTTGATATATATCATCTAAAAATATAACATTATTTTTCTTTAGTGGGGTTTTAGTTAATGGATCCCGAGCACTATTAGATTGTTCTGGAGACAACATTATTTCTTTTTTAGTTAGAAAATCTAATTCTAACCAAATGTTTTGTGTTTCCTCTTCTGTAAAGAAATCATCTATAATTAGATAACTGTTAAAACTACTTGTAACTTTCATTTTATTTAGAACCAAAAGTATACCAACCTGTTAATATATATTTTTCATCTGTTCTGCTTATTTGCCCACGATGTGTGTGAGTCCAATCTGTAGGCCATATTAATAATTTACCTTTTTCTGATTTTTCAATATGATTCTGATATTTGAATTCTGTGCCTCCATTATCTAGATCATTTAAATAAACCATCCAGACTAACATTCTAAATGATGTAGATGGGCTTCCTCTTTCACAATGCCATTCATGAAAACCTTCCTCAGGTTCATACTTTTGTAAGTTATATCCTTCTAATATGAATTTATCCATATTTTCTAAAGCATCAAATTTTTCAACATAATTATCAATTTCAAATTGTAATTTATGTTGAAATTTAATAATTAAATCTCCCCATTCTTTTTTATTTTCTTCTTTTTCTAAAAAACTAGGCCCAAAGGAAATATCTGTAGATTGTTTTATATAATCAGCTTTAATACCAGTATTATTAGGCCCAGCAATCACTCCTCTTTTACGTAAAGGAGATAATTCAAATTTATTAATAAAAATATCACATAAATCAGAAGACAAAAAATTATTTTTTCTATATATAAAATCCATATTATTTAAAAACTGAACCTCCTACCCACAATACTAAACTTTTACGAGTACCTTTAGTTACTGGTGTTATTCTATGTAAAATATAACTAGGAAATAGTACAGCGCACCCCTTTTCTTTGGGCATTTTAGTCACTTCATTTCCTAATTTTAATTCTAAATCACCTCCTTCATATTCGTCTGGATCTGATAATTGGACTGTTATACTGATTTTTCTTGTGTTGTATGGGTAAGGACCATTATCGGTATGCCAACTATAATGTCCTCCATCTTCATAATATTGAGTATATTGAAGTGTATCTAAAATTGATTGTATATCAAATTGCCAGTTATCTCTATTAGACATCATTGCAATATTAGCCAAACGACTATATACCCAATCTGTTTTTTTATCATATTCTAACCATTTTACATCAGATTTTCTTATATGATTTTCATCTTCATAATTTCCGGTAGATGCTTTTTCATTATTGTATAATTTTTGCAAATTATTTATCCATCCTAATTCTTCATCAGAAAAAGCATTATAATAAGGATGAAATCCTATAGGGTTACTTTGGTTGTGAACCGGAAATACTGGTTTTAAATCCATAACATTTTATAATTCAAATGAGAAACCATACGATAAATTAATTCTTAATTTATCACCTTTAACTACTTCAGAAGAATGCTTTACTATACCAGCATCACATCTCCATAACATTTTTTCTTTTACTGGGAGTAGTTCATCTCCATATATAGGTTTACCTCCATTATCTGGGAATGATACTAATAAATTATATCTAACAGTATAATAATCACGAAAACTATCATCAATGTGGGGCTCAACATATGAATCTTCTCCTACAATTCCAATCCAGTCATAATTTATAGGGGCGGGAATAGGATTTGTTATATTTTCTAAATCTAAAATTCTATTTCGTATTAAATGGAATATATTAGGTTTTTTATCATCAGGGTATAATATTTTAAAATGACGTTTTAAACCTGATTTGTATTGGTCCTCTTCTAAATTTACAGGATTAGAAAAACTCATTAATGATTGTTCAGATAATATCCATTCTTGCAATTCAGATTTTTCATTATCATTAATAAAATCTTCATAACCATAAGTGCCACCAAAATGAATTTTATTATACATAAATTACATTTTTAAGTATTGCAAGAAATCATTATGATCTTGTAAGTTTTTTAAATTTAATAACATATTCGTTCTAAAGTTGATACCAGATGAAGATAAATATTCTCTACGAATATCACTATTAGTAGCTCCTAAAACTTCAGCAGCATTTTCTGTATCAAATAAATGTAATCCATTAGTTATTGAATAGAAACTAGATAAATCGTATGCATTATTTATACTTCTTAAAAATTTAGAATCAGGCATAGTCATCTTACATTGAACTAAAAATTTATAAATATTTTCTGTAATTTTGTTTTTATCTTTAAATGTTTTCCAAAATTCAGAATCATTACGTTTTGTTAAGTAATGAAGATATATAAAATCTTTAGTATCATCATGAAATTTATTTACTCGATCGTTAAATCTATCAATATAAAATGGTTTTTGAGTTATGGCTCCTAAATTATTAGATATATATTCATTTAATGAAGCAATAATAGTCCAAATTGATGTTGCTTCTAATGGCTCAATAAACCCAGCTGATAAACCGATAGCTATACAATTTTTAATCCATGTTTGTTTATATCTTCCGGCCTCATATGTAAATGGTTTTCCAAATTCAATATCGGTTCCAAAACGTTCTCTGATTTCATCCATTGCTTGCTCATCAGAAATGAAATCTGAATCAAATACGTATCCACAACCAAAACGGCCTTCAACAGGTATCTTCCACATCCACCCATATTTTAAAGCAATTGATTCTGTATATGGAGGTACATCATCACTTTCATTAGCAATAATAAAAGGAAGAGCTCGTTTCATTGGTAAACTATCTGAATAGGATTCCCATTCACTATTAAAGTGTTTGCCAATAATCAGTCTATTAAATCCACTGCAATCGAACACAAAACTACATGGTATTTTATCACCGCGTTTAGTAGTAATTTCTTTTATGGTGCCATCTTCCTCATTATTTATAATTTGATCAAGTTCAGATTCTATATATCTGACCCCTTGGTACATAGCACTCTTTTTTAGATATTTAGCTAATAATCTAGCATCAAAATGCATACCAAAATTAGATAATGAATTAAAATGATTTATTGGATTTGAATTTTTGTTTTCTATATTTAATGATGGAACAAAATTAACTAAATTTTTATTTGATGAATTAGCACTAAATGAAACATCATCTAATGAATTTCCTTTAGAAATTGCATCTAAAACTATAGTAGAAACACCCCCACCATTCATTGCATCATTTATTTCAAATACGTTTATATTTGTATTTTCAAAAAATGGATGAAAATATGATGTATCATCACCATTCCAATCAGTAAATTTAATGCCACTTTTAAGTGTGCCTTTTGCATATTTTACAATATCAGAAACTGCAATTCCTATATTATCCATAAATTGGATAAAGTGTGGTGTAGTGCCTTCTCCAGCACCTAAAATTCCAATTTCAGCACTAGCCAATACAGTAATATTAACCCAAGGATAATTTTTCTTTAAAAATAAAGCAGTCATCCATCCAGCGGTTCCACCTCCTACAATTACGAAATTAAAATCATTGGGTTTAATAGATTCAGGTGATGAATCTGCCGGGCCTATAGGTCCAATTTGTTCTTCATTTTGCATAACTTAATTTTATTTTTAGTTGTTTTCTTGAGAGTATATATCATAAACTGAACCTGAAACAGTTAAAGTTGTTTTTTGTTGTTGTTCGTATCTTCTTATCAAATCATCTAATCCTTCATTATTATTTTTAAGACTAGATATATCTATTTTTAATGGTATTGTTATTAAATCCCATTGTAGTTGCTCTTCATTCCAAATATATCTAGTAATATCAGGATCTGTCCCTTCAGGTAATTCTGTTGGGTGAGGAATTGGTGGCGTCCAAGTAAATGTTTCTGGGTCTAATATGAATGATGGGTTTTGTATTGGTTTAGCTGCATAGAACGCATCAGCTATAGGATCATAATACCCTCCTATAGTGGCATAATTTTTTTTAAAATCAGGTTTACCGCTTGGATCCCATGAATCATAACTATAATGAACTCCAGCTCTAGTATTTATTGAAGTTTGGATCCATTTACCTCCTAATTTACAGTCTATAGCTAAATAATCTTGTCCTCTATGTTCTTGATTATCCGGTACTCTTAGTACATTTAGTACTTGATATGTTTCTTCATCAATTTCTGCAAAAGTTGCCATAATATTATCCTGCGTAAGTTGAAAAGTTAGTTGTTGAATTAAATTCATGATAAAAATATCCATCTCCACCATTCCACCCAACTCCCCCACTAAGTCTTTGTGGATTTGGGTACCTAAGTCGAACTTGCCCATTACCTCCTCTAGCACCGTAACCATAGGCGGGAATATTTGGTTGACCCCAAGCAAGAGGATCTCCTCCTCCTCCTCCACCACCACCTTCAGTATCAGCACCTTGATTTGCATATACACGATAACCCCATGATGACCCTGCTCCTGGATATCCACCACCATTTCCTCCACCATTACTTCCACCAACTGCAATATATACGTCAGGTGATGGTGGTGTATCACCAATCCAGGTTCCCCCTCCACCACCGGAACCATATGATCTTCCTAATGCACTACCTCCATTTCCTCCTTTCATTGGTATTCCCCAACTATTAGTTTGACCAGCTTGAGCCATTCCTCCACCACATCCCCCAAAAGCACCTTCGCCATAATTACCACCATATCCTTGATTTCCACTTCCCCCGGAAATTTGACCACAAACAGTTCCAGCACCTCCTCCACCACACGCACCATTTGCTCCAGTATTTCCTCCATTACATTCATTAAATTGTCCACCAACACGAGTTCCACCTCCTCCACCACCATTTCCGGTATAACCTAAAGCAGATGATGCACCACCGGTACCACCATTTGTATTGTTAGCACTTGATCCTCCTCCACCTCCACCTACAGTAAATGTGTAATTAACGTTACGATACATAGTTACGTTTGTTTCGCCTATCATTCCACCACCACCTCCACCACCACCGGCGTAATAACCACCACCGCCACCACCACCAACCATAGCTACAGTTGATGTCCAATAAAATTGGTAGCCATAGAATTCACTCATTGCATCTGGAGTACCTTTTCCAGCTGTTGAGCTTAATGAACGTAACGAATATGAACCATTAATAGCTGATAATTCATTACGAATTGCAGATAAACTGATTGCTCCTGAACCTACTATTGTCATAATATTGTATAATAACTAATAATGATAATTAAGAAATTTTAAGAATTAACCCAGGGAAATGGAAGTTCTATTAGTGGTGGATTTTTTATAATTTCAATTTTATCAATTATGCCTTGTTGTAAATCTTCTATATTTAAAATTGATTCCAACCAACTAATAACCATTTCCTCTGTAATATTATTATATGGGGTAAAGTTTTCCTCTAATGGTTCTGGTAATATCATAGGCATTCGGATAGATGCTGTATTATCATTTTCATCGGTTCCAACATAACTCCAATCAATTGTATGGACAACATTTGTTAAACCATTTAGTAATGGTTTGGTGTACATTTTGTTTATATTCCAAGTATATGTGATCATATTATTTATTTTCTAGTATAAATATTTTATTTTTTAATTCTTCAATTTGTACTTGTTGTTCTTTTATACCTTCAATTAATAGAGGTACTAGTTTTTCATATTGTACAGTTAAGTAATTTTCTCCTGATACACTACCTTCACATTTTATTGGGTCTCTATCAAATGGAGCAAATTTAACTGCTTCTGGTAGTACTTCTTGCACTTCTTGTGCAATTAATCCCACATCTGATTTTTCAGGATAAAAATTTAACTCATTACAAGATTCTAAATTCCAATCATAATATACACCACGTATTGCTTTAATTTTACTTAATGCATTTGGTATTTCTACAATGTTGTTTTTTAATCTTCCATCAGAAGCATATGCAATAACATCACCTGTATTTTGTAGATTACCAGATCCGTCCCAATATCCTCTCCATGTACTATTATTAACATAATACCCACTAGCGCCGGTATTTATCATCATTGTTACATAATTATCACTAAAGTTGATACCAGCATAACTATTTGTAGTTCCAGATATAGAAATAGATCCATATGATCCTTGCGTAATACCTGTTGGTGAAATTCTACCACTAGGACCTGTTGGGCCTGTTGGACCAGTTGGTCCTGTTGGTCCGGTTGGACCCGTTGTACCAACAGTTCCTTGGGAACCAATTCTTCCTTGAGCTCCTTGGGCACCAGCAGCACCAGCAGCTCCTTGAGCACCAGTAGGACCAGTAGCACCAATAGCACCTTGTGATCCATTTGACCCGATAGTTCCATTTGTACCCGCCGCACCTTGAGCACCTGTTGTACCTTGTGATCCAACAGCACCTTGAGCCCCCGTCGTACCTTGGGTACCTTGAGCACCAGTAGCACCTTGTAGACTTAAATTCGAACGATATTTTAAATTACCTGAAGTGTCAACTAATAATATATTAGTTTCTGATGT